ATATTCAGTGCATTGTTATGTAGTTGAGCCTGGTATAATCTCAATGGACATGTGAATACGTCCAATTGCATCTTGAACTGCCCAAATAGAGGCCCTACCGTCGGATGTGTCAGCACTTTTGTATCCAAGTCGATGTTGAATGTATCTCCTGGTAGCGCCAGTAATTTCATGAATGGCACTAGTGTGCCTACTCCCATGGGTGACCTCCATGCGTAAGACAGGTCATGGGTACTGCGTCCATATTCTCTTAGAGATACAGATAGCTTATTGTTGTCACCCAGTGTGTTTTTTCCGATGTTTACTTTCATACTTCTTCTACTTTTTTCGTTTGATAATCTTTAAGAGCTGTAACAATAGCAAGAGCAACCTTACAAGTCATTAGGGGGAAGCACAAGGGTATCAAAAAGAACAGGGAAAGGAAGTCTGGCAGAATACTTAGGGCTTAGATATGAACCCTTCAGGGAAAAGGCTGACAACGTCAATGCAGTACCTTACTTTGCGTATTACGACGTATTCAAGAACTTCTACGCCAACAAGCAGGAAGAATACTTCATGATAATGGGGGGAAGTACAGTTATAGATGGGGGTAGCGTAACTACAGAAAGTGGAAGCAATTTCGTAAGAACAATGGGAGGTGAAGGAATACCTGACTACGGATACATTAATAGAGACCAAATGGATAAAAAATTTAATGTAACCCTAAGTAAAACGTTGTGGGAAAGTTTCAAAAATACGGGGAATATGACTGTATGGTGTAAATTGGAAGATAAAAGAGAAATATCATTAGAAATACCAGTTAATGGAAACTACACCACAAGTGAAACAGGAGATAATATTACAATAACCTTTACCGGAACACAATATGCAAAATATAAAGTCAGTGGAGAAACTATAAAAATAGGCCAAACCTACGAACTTGTAGGAATGAGCAAAATCGTAACCCAAGGAACAACCGTTAAAAACTACACCAGTTCCTATAGACTGGAAGAAATCGACAACTTAAGGGAATACATACTGAAACAAGGGAAAAAAGAGGTATTAATCAAAGCGGACAGCACGGAAGAATGGCTAAGTACATCATTCATAAAGGATGTGCTGGTAGGAACAGCCGAAAAGTCAGGAGGTGACCCGAATGTCAAGATGCCAATTATTCAGATGGAGATGGGCGGACTATGCCTAAAGACACTGCAAAGTGACATCTTCAACAACTGGGTAAACAAAGAATGGGTAGACGGAGACAACGGAATAAAAGCAATAACTGACGTAGCAATTACTGACGGGAAACTGAACTTGGACAGCCTGAACATTGCACAGAAGGTATACAACATGCTTAACCGTATTGCAGTGTCAGGAGGAAGTTACAAGGATTGGATCGAGACGGTATATACTACAGACTATTACTTTAGAGCAGAAACACCAGTGTATGAGGGTGGTATGTCAACGGTAATTGACTTCGAAGCGGTAGTAAGTAACTCTGCAAGCGTAGCTAGCGGAGTAGAAGAACCGTTGGGAAGTCTGGCAGGACGTGGATTCAATGGACAAAAGAAAGGCGGAAAGATTAAAATCAAAATCAATGAACCTTGCTATATCATGGGTATTGCAAGCATTACGCCGCTGGTAGACTACTCTCAGGGTAACGACTGGGACAACTGGCTGGAGACTATGGATGACTTACACAAGCCGCAGCTGGACGGTATCGGTTATCAGGATTTGATGGAGAACAAGATGCACGGACTGGCAAAACGAGAGCTGGCAATAGGAAAGCAGCCTGCATGGCTGGACTACATGACCAACTTCAATAAGACATTCGCAGACTTCGCGGCAGGTGAACAGGAAAGCTATATGGTATTGAACCGTATCTACAATGTGAGCGATGATGGACACATCACCAATGCCACAACATATATCAATCCAAAAGACTACACATATATCTTTGCGACCAACACGGAGACCAACAGGGACTTCTGGGTACAGATTGGTTGCGGGGTAACTGCGAGACGAGTAATGAGCGCAGCTCAAATTCCATTAATGTAATAATTAACAATATGGGAAAACCAAGAATAATCAAGGAAAGTCATAACGTGGGATTCTACGTGATGGAGGCCTATGAAGGCAAGACAATAGAACAGAGATGCCGGGAAATGGTAGAGACGGGTGAACCAATCAAGGACACATCACCGTTAATATACACACCAAAAGAAAAGGGAGTAAGACCTGAATACAATGTACGAGCGGACAAGTGGGATATTGCTCAAGAAGCAATGGACGCGGTGAACAAAGAAAGGATTGCCAAGGGACAACAACCTCCTAATGTGAACAATGGAGAAGGAACGCCAATGGGCGCGCCTGAACCAAATCAGGCTGGGCAGCCGAGCTGACACTCGGGTTAAACAACTGTGCGTACTTCGGTACGCACACAGCCATATATATCAAGTTATGTATAATCGCTTTTGGAAAAAGCGCGAAAACGACACAATATGGGATTTTTAAATTTTCTAGACAAAGGAGGAAGCGGTATAATCACAGGACTTGCCAACACAATAACGGGAGCCGTACAAAACAAAAAAGCACTGGAATGGCAGAAAGAGCAGTGGCAGCAGCAGATGCAGTACGGGCGTGAGATGTGGGAGAAACAGAACGAGGCAGAGAATGAACGTATGGCACTGCAGAACCAGTGGAACAATGAAGCGGCAGCGCAGTCTCAACAATATGCCAAAGAGATGTTTGACTACACGGGATACGAGAACCAGGTGAAACAGATGAAGGCCGCAGGACTGAATCCGGCACTGATGAATGGTGGCGGAGGTTCAGCGGGGCAAGCAAGTGCAGGAGCCGAAGTACAGCCTGCTCAAGCATTCCAGCCGATGGGAATACAGATGGCATTACAGGCACAGCAGGTAATGGCCAACACTCAACTAGCTAATGCTCAAGCTCAAAAGACAAGAGCCGAGGCTACAGCACAGAACATGCAGAACCTGGTAGGCAGCAGCATAGACTTAGCTCAAAAGATTAGCGAGATAGGAAGAACAAAGCAGGAAAAAAAGAACCTGGAAGCTACCTACGCCAAGACAACAGCAGAGGTCAAGAAAGTTCAGGAAGAAGTCAATAACCTTATGCTGCAGGGAGATGTACTGAAAGAAAACAAAGAACTGCTTGAGTTCCAGAACGGAGTGAACAGGGTTATAAAGAATGGAGTATACTACGATACCAAGGGCAAAGAGACAGATTGGCAGCAGGCGGTACTCATGAGGTACTTCGGGCCTCTCGGCAAGGAGATGTCACAATGGGAGAAAGACGAACAGCAGGCATTATTCGATAAAGGTGTGCTGGAGCGTCTGATGAAAGACATAGATGCCATTGCTACGGGCAAGGCTAACGAGTTCTCACTAGCGGGGATGAAGTTCGACTTGATGCAGAAAGAATGGGAAAGAGCGGACTTCGAGCTGGAACAAGACAAAGCTGCATCCAAATTGCTTGATGAGATGACGGGTGAGGGAGAATATGCAAGGTTGCTAGGTAAGTTCTTAAAGGCACTATTAAGATTCATCAAGTAAGTCGCGCGCGTACGTATATCGCACACGCACGGAATAAGCTTGATGGTAATAATATGGGCGTCTCCCTACGGGCCGGGCTTTCCGGCTCAAACAAATGCCCTACGGGCATACTCGCCTGCAATCCCTGACGCGCTATGCAGAATTCGCTACTATATGGCGCGCAATCGCCGCGCGGCTAGCATACATAACAACAAGAGGTCGGACCAACAGAAGATGGTAACATCATCGGAAGAAGGTTGCGACCTCTTGTCGCTATGTATGGATGTTATATTAAAGTAAAACTTAAACAATTATATGTTATGTGCCTGTATACCAAGTATTTATTAAACAAAAAGTATTTACCGACAAGAAAAAATGGATATAACCCGCCAGTATGCAATGACGAAAGGTTGAGATACGTACCGATAAAGTGCGGAAAGTGCATGGAATGTCGGAAACAGAAAAAAAGAGAATGGTACGTGCGGCTGTCAGAAGAGCTGAAACAGCACAAGGGAGCACTATTCGTGACTCTAACATTCAATGAAGATATGTATGAAGAGACACGCAAGGCCGTGAATGCAGGAATCCAGGCGACCTATGAAGAGGAGAATGACATGTGCCGTTATGCGATAAGACACTGGCTGGAACTGATACGCAAAAGAACGGGAAAGTCCGTCAAGCACTGGATAATTACCGAGAAAGGTGAAGACTACAACCGCATACACATGCACGGTATAGTATGGTGCAGAAAAGAGGACGTAAACGCATGGCGTTACGGATATACCTACATAGGAGACTATGTCAACGGCAAGACAATAAACTATATTACCAAGTACATGCTAAAGATAAACGAAAATTGCCCTGGATTCGAGGGGAAAGTATTCTGTAGTCAAGGTATTGGCCGTAACTACGAGAAAAGCACAAATGCAAGACGGAACAGATACCAGGAAGAACGTACCATCGAGACTTACAAGGCAGAAGACGGCAGAGAACTGCCAATGCCAAAGTACTACCACGACAAGATATACTCAGAAGAAGAGCGCGAAAAGTTATGGATTATCAAGCAGGAAAGGGGCTACAGATACATTGGCGGTGAAAAATGCAGTACAGAAGACCTCGAAGAATGGGACAACCTGACAAGATACTATCAAAGACGGGGTGTAGAAGTGTTTGGAGACAGGCCCGACGAATGGGAGAAAGAAAAGCAGCGCAAGCATCTGGAGCGTATGCGTATGGCCAGACGTCGGATGCGCAGAGGTTCCGAAGTTCCCGGAGTTCTCTCCAGACATGAAGGTAGGGAGCCTGCGGCTCCGATTATTAACAAGGCTACGCGCGGCTAGCGCGCTGCCCGTGACAGCACTCACGGGCGGCCTTGGGCCAACTATATGCAAGGCTCCAGGTATTCGCCTTGTGGATGTTGATAACCTGTTGATAACTCTACAAAATCGGTTAATAAACCTGTTGATAACTTGTTGATAAAATAAATGCTTAAAATTTGGAATGTTGAAATATTTTACTATAGGAAAATACTTATGAACAATGCAAATAAATAAATGAAAAGTTATGAACAAAGTTATAAACAGGATAAATGCCTATAAATGAATGAATTAACATAGTTATGAACAATTTCAACAGGCTATTATCATTATAATAAGTTTTT